GACAAAGAAAGATGCCGGACGCCGCGCCTCTTTTTGTGCGAGGATGAGTGGGATGCCCGGCCCGATGAAGGACGAGAAGGGCCGACCTACAAGGAAGGCTTTGTCCCTTAAAGCATGGAACTGCTAGCTTGTACCCGTTGCAAGGCTGAAAAGCCCGGAACCTCTGAGTTCTTCCCGCCGCACAATAAAAAGCGGAACGGGTTGGATAGTTGGTGCCGTGCTTGCCGTTCTGAGTATCGGAATGCTAACTGTCGCGGCGCGTATCGTGGCAGCATTTCTGATGAAGCTCTGGCGAAGCTAAAAGCCACGACGAAAGAGTGCGTCATTTGCGGGGTAGAAGAGACGCTGGTAGTGGATCACGATCATAAGACCGGGCAAGTGCGCGGGATGCTGTGCAACCACTGCAATCGGGGCCTTGGTCATTTTCGCGATGACCCTACGCTACTTGAGTTTGCAGCGCAGTACCTGTACGCTTCGGCAGATCATCCGAACTGGGACAAGTATAAAAAAGCTGTCGGAGTTTAACAATGGAGATGATGGTTTGGAACATCGTGCTTTCGTTTGTGTCCGCAGCAGCATTGCTGTGGGTAAAGTCCATGCACGAAGAGATCAAACGTGTTTCGATCTTGATCAGCAAGACACGGGAAGAGCACGCGGATAAGTTTGTGGCTAAGCAGGACATGCATAACGACATAAACCGCATCATTGCCAGGCTGGATCGGCTGGATGAAAAGCTGGATGCTTTTATGAAGGAGCGACGCAATGCCCTCAGTTAGCAAAAAACAGCACAACTTAATGGCGATGGTCGCCAACGATCCTGCCGCCGCCAAGCGCGTGGGTATTCCGCAATCTGTCGGTGCGGAGTTCATGAAAGCCGACAAAGGTCTGAAATTTGGCAAGGGCAGCACCCGCGCCGATGCTCAGAAAATCAACCGCCCTACAACTAACCAGGGCAAGTCTGAACTTTTTGCAAAAGGTGGTGATATGAAATCGACGAAAAAAGAGATGCCCGCATTCCTGATGAAGGGCAAGAAGATGGCCGCTGGCGGCGCTACCAAGATGGGCGCAGTCAAGACCGCTGCTCCCAGCCGCGACGGTGTTGCTGTCAAAGGCAAGACCAAGGGCACCATGATCAAGATGATGCGCGGCGGCAAAGCTTGCTAATTTAGGAGGCCGTATGGCTCGACGTAATCGTGATTTAGCGGGTCTTGCCGCGCTTGGCGCGTTGGGCTTGGCTATGGCCCGATTAGGCAAGAAGGGCCCTGATGAAGCTGAACCTCCCGTAGATGATCGCACGGGCTCGGCGCAGCAACAAACTGCCCGCGGTGAGCCCACCATTGAAGAGCTGGCTCGTGGCTCTCGTGACCTTGAGGGAGGGATTACGCCTCAAGGTTTAAATGAGTATGGCGACAAAATTGGTCTTCAAACCCCAGCGTCGTCCCGAGTCCCGGCGCGTCCTGCTGCTCCGGCGCGTGCTTCGGTTCCGGCAGCGGCCGCTTCTCAAGCGGCTCCGGCGCGTCCTGCAGCTTCGGCGGCGTCTGCTGTTCAACCAGCTCGGGCTGCTTCTGCTGCCCAGCCTGCTAGCTCTCCCCAAGCTGCTCCTGCCGCATCTGCTGCTAAATCCGCTTCCAGAGGACTAACGCTTGGCACCCCGACTCGCCCCGCTGAAGGCGCTCCTAGCATTTATGCTGGCCCTGAGGCTTGGGCTGCATACCGTCAGCGCCAGGCTGCTGGCATGAAAAAGGGCGGCGCTATCAAGAAAATGGCTTCTGGCGGCTCTGTAAGCAACGCCTCTAGGCGCGGTGACGGCATTGCCCAACGTGGAAAAACTCGTGGAAGGTTGGTGTAACCATGGGCTTAAAGCTTGAAGATGTCTCGCCGATGGCGGCGATGATGACTGGTGAAGGCGCAATGGGAAAGCTAATTTCTCAGGGCGTTGGTGGCGCAATTCCCGCGATGATTGCGCGGAGTGCTCAGCGCGATTCCGCCGAAGATGAACGCCAAAAAACGATTGCTGCTTCTGCGCCGGGGGCGTCTATGAAGAAGGGCGGTTCTGTTTCTTCTGCTTCTAAACGCGCAGACGGTATCGCCCAGCGGGGTAAGACCCGTGGAAGGCTGGTGTAATCATGATGGCCAGCCGTGGCATGGGCGCTATAAGCCCCAGCAAGATGCCGGGGGCCAAGAAAAAGGCTCGCCGGGACGACACTGACTTCACGCAATACGCTGAAGGCGGAAAGGTAGGTCTGTATGCCAATATCAATGCAAAGCGCAAAAGAATCGCTGCGGGGTCTGGTGAAAAGATGCGGCGAGTTGGCAGCAAAGGTGCGCCAACGGCTGACGCTTTTGTTCAGTCGGCTAAAACAGCGCGTAAATAAATGACTACCAGCGGCACCTCAACCTTCAACCTGGACGTTAACGACCTCATTGAAGAGGCGTTTGAGCGTTGCGGGAAAGAGCTGCGCACCGGATACGACTTCCGGACGGCGCGGCGCAGCCTTAACCTGCTGACGATTGAGTGGGCCAACCGCGGTATTAACCTGTGGACGATTGAGGAAGGGCAGATCCCGCTCTACCCCAATCAAGTCATTTATGCGCTGCCCAACGACACAATTGATCTGCTGGACCAGGTAACGCGTACCAATGCAGGAGTTGGCACCAATCAGGTTGACATTAACATCAACCGGATTAGTGAATCTACGTACTCCACGATCCCCAACAAGTACGCACAGGGCCGACCAATCCAGGTGTGGATTAACCGGCAGACTGGCGAGGCAAACGCCACGACCGCAAATGTTGCAACGCAAGCGGTGCAGGCTGCCGATACCACAATTTACTTAGATGATGTGACCGGGCTTGCCGCGGCTGGATTTATCCGGCTGGACAGCGAGCTGATCAGCTACAGCAATTTGACGCAAACCGGTAACACCGCAGGCTACCTTAGCTATTGCGGCCGCGGGCAGCAGAACACGATTGCGACAAGCCATGCGATTGGCACAGATGTATACGTGGCTCGGCCGCCGTCTATTAACATTTGGCCGGTTCCCAATCAGGGCTCATCTGGCAATCCGTACTACATGTTTGTGTACTGGCGCATGCGCCGGATGCAAGATGCCGGCTCAGGCGTCAAGAGCCAGGACATTCCTTTCCGCTTCCTTGAGTGCATGGTTGCTGGGTTGGCATACAAGATGTCTATGAAGCTGCCGGACATGGATCCCAACAGGATCATGGCGCTTAAGGCGGAGTACGAACAACAGTTCCAATTGGCCGCTGATGAAGATCGAGAGAAGGCTTCAGTGCGCTTTGTGCCCAGGGTGTTGAACTACAGGTAAGACATGGCCGGGCCGAAGTACTCATCAGCGAAGTATTCAATTGCCGAATGTGACCGCTGTGGTCAACGGTACAAGCTTACTGAGCTAAGAAAACTGACCATCAAGACCAAGATGGTCAGTATCAAGGTGTGCCCAGAATGCTGGGAGCCGGATCAGCCTCAGTTGCAGTTGGGCATGTATCCAGTCTATGACCCGCAGGCAGTGCAAGAGCCTCGCCCGGATGTGAGCTACTACCTGTCTGGCAACAACGGGTTGCAGATTGTTAATACGGGCACAACGGCAACCAATGCCGCGGGAACGCCCGAAGGTGGTAGTAGGGTGTTCCAGTGGGGGTGGAATCCCGTTGGCGGCTCAAGAGCAAATGATGCAGGTTTGACGCCAAATAACTTGGTTTTAACCGTGGTACTTGGTACAGTAACGATATCTACGACGTAAGGAGTCGAACATGGACAAAAAGCAGGTCAAGATGATTGCCGACAAAGAAGTGAAAGCGCACGAGAAGCGCCTTCATGGCGTTAAAGGCATGAAAAAAGGCGGCGTGACCGGTGAAGCCATGCGCAAGTATGGCCGCAACATGGCGCGTGCCATGAACCAACGCGGGGGCTGATCATGGCCAAGTACAGCGCAAAAATGATGGGCAAAGAAGTTGGTGACGCAGGCGTCTATGCCACGCCCCACACGATGTCTGGCAAGGCGGTCGACGTGAACAACGTCTCTCCGGTTCACACTGGAGCCGAGTGCATGAACGAGATGAACATGTCTGTTGGCGGCGTTAGCAAAGGCAACTATGCGCCGACCAAGACCTCGGGCATCAAGATCCGTGGTACCGGCGCGGCTACCAAAGGCACGATGGCGCGTGGCCCGATGGGCTGATGAGGCTTAGATGAACTACACCCAGTTGACCGCTGCTATCTGCGATTACACGCAGAACTTTGAGACTGACTTTATTGCGAACATCCCGGTGTTCGTGAAGCAGGCTGAGCAGCGCATCTACAACACGGTGCAGTTCCCGTCGATCAGGAAAAACGTCACGGGATCGGTTTCGTCAGCCAATAAGTACCTGTCGTGCCCCACCGACTTCCTGTCGGTGTATTCGCTGGCCGTTATTGATGCGTTGGGGAACTACGAGTACTTGCTGAACAAGGATGTGAACTTCATCCGGCAGGCGTACCCGAACCCGACGACTGACGTAGGTATCCCCAAGTACTACGCGCTGTTTGGCCCTACGGTATCTGGCGCGGTGATCTCTGATGAGTTGTCGTTCATCCTTGGCCCTACGCCTGACGCGGCCTACAGTGTTGAACTGCACTATTACTATTACCCGGAGTCCATCTCGGTGGCTGCGGACGGTCAGACTTGGCTGGGCGATAATTTTGACACGGTGCTGCTGTATGGCTCTCTGGTCGAGGCTTATACCTTTATGAAGGGTGAGACCGACATGATGGCGCTGTACGAGGGCAAGTACAAAGAAGCGCTTTCTCTGGCCGCACGTCTGGGTGATGGCTTGGAGCGTAGCGATGCGTACCGTAGCGGGCAGTTCCGTCTTGCTCCTCTGCCGCAAAATAACGGGGTCCGGTAATGGCGTTTACAGGCAACTTCTCCTGCAATACGCTGCGATCTGGTCTTGTCAACGGCACGATCAACTTTGCCACGGACACGTTTTATCTGGCGCTGTACACCAACCTGGCTACGCTGGATCAGACTACTACCGCTTACACCACGACGGGTGAGGCGACGGGCGGCAACTATGTTGCGGGCGGGCTGGTTGTTACGGCCACGATTGCCAGTGAGCCAAATAACGCCGGCGGCAGCACTACGTACATCAATTTCTCATCTCCCGCATGGACCGGTGTGATCATGGCGCGTGGCGCGTTGATCTACACGCCCGGCGACAATGGTGCTGTCTGTGTGCTGGACTTTGGCTCGGACAAGACCTCGACCACTTCATTCACTGTGCAGATGCCCGCTAACACCAGCACCTCTGCTCTTATTCGGCTTGTTTAAGGAGCGATCATGCAAAAAGAACTCTCTAACTTTGGTGACCATGCAGAGGTGACCATGCAGTCCAACGTTGTTGGGGCTGAGTCTGTTGGCATCGAGGGCGTCTATCACGTCGTCTGCCGTGACGCTGATGGCAACATCAAATGGGAAGACGAATTCCCCAACTTGGTCAACGCCGTTGGCAAGCAGTTGATGCTGGACACGCTGCTGTCGGGCACCTCTTACACCACAGTGGGTCCGTACCTTGGGCTGATCTCTGGTGCCAGCCCGACCTTCGCTGCGTCGGACACGATGGCTTCGCACGGTGGCTGGACTGAGTTCACCAACTACACCGTTGGTGGCTCGGCTGTGCGTGGTACGGCATCGTTTGGCTCTGCCACCTCGACTGGTACGACCCCGACCAACGTGACGACCAAGACCGCTTCGGCCATCACCTACACCATCACGGGTGGCGGTGGCACGGTGGGTGGTTGCTTCTTGGTGACCGGCTCTGGCGCATCTTCGACTCAAGGCAACACCTCGGGCACGCTGTACAGCGCAGGTGCTTTCGGTACGGCCAAGATCACCACCGCAGGCGACACCGTTAGCGTTACCTACAGCACGACCGCAACGTCCTAATAAGGAGTCTTAAATGGCTCTGGTTCTTGCAAACCGTGTCCAAGAATCGGCCACGGCGAACACCACTGTAAGCTTCACGCTGACAGGGGCCGTTCTCGGCTTTCAGACGTTCGCAGTCATTGGCGACACCAACACTACCTACTACTCGGCTACGGATACGACCGGCCAGTGGGAGGTGGGCCTTGGCACGTACTCCACCACGGGGCCAACTCTTACCCGCACGACCATCTACGCGTCCAGCAACTCTGGCAGCGCGGTCACCTTCTCGGGTGCGGTCAACGTCTTTGTCACCTACCCGTCTGGCCGGTCGGTCAATCTGGATGGCAGCGGCAACGTCTCTGCGCTGGGCACTGTGGCCTCGGGCACATGGCAGGGATCGACCATTGCCGTGGCGTATGGCGGTACTGGGGTCACCACCTCTTCCGGTGCTAACTCGGTGGTGCTGCGGGATGCAAACCAGAACATTGCGGTCAACCGGGTCAACCAAGCTAACACCACTACCACTGCGGCTGGCGGGACCACGCTCTTAACGGCGGCTTCCAGCTACATCCATACCCTTGTTGGAACGGGTGGACAGACTTACGCGCTTCCAGATGCCACCACTCTGACAACGGGCGTGGCGTTTGTGTTCAATAACATCGCCACGGGCAACCTGACCATCACGGACTACGCCAGTGCCACGATTGGCACAATTGCCTCGGGCGGTGCAGGGGCGGTGTTTTTGACAGCCAACGCCACGGTTGGGGGTACTTGGGACCTGCACGCATACCTACCTGAAGGTGTGACGTTCGGCACCAACGCGTTCAATCTAGGCTCTGCGGTTGTCTCTGGTGGCACTTGGCAGGGCGGTACTATCCAGCCAGCCTACGGCGGCACGGGTCTGACCACATTCACCGGGGCCAACAACGCTCTGTACTCCACCGGGTCTACGACCCTGACTGCGGGTACTCTGCCTTCTGCGGCTGGTGGCACGGGGCTGACCACCTTCACGGGCGCTAACAACGCCCTGTACTCCACGAGTTCCTCGGCCCTGACGGCGGGAACCTTGCCTATTGCTGCGGGCGGTACCGGGCAGACGACGGCCAACACGGCGTTCAACGCTTTGGCTCCGAGCCAAACCAGCAACTCGGGCAAGTACCTGACGACGGACGGGTCGAACACTTCGTGGGGGACGGTAAGTGCTCCGGCCTCGATCTCCAACGACACCAGCACGGCAACGAACGTCTACCCGCTGTTTGCTGCGGCCACCTCGGGCACCCCGAGCACCATTTACACCAGCAACGCCAAACTGCTCTACAAGCCCAGCACGGGCGACATGCAGTCCAGCGCAGTGACGGCCAGCAACGGCATCTTTGTGAACGCCGCAACAGTTACAGCCTCGTACACCGTGGAGTCCGGGAACAATGCCTCCAGCGCAGGCCCGCTTGTTGTGGGTTCAGGTGTGACGGTGACGGTGTCATCTGGCGGTCGCTGGGTTGTTATCTAAGGGATACACATGAGCCGCATTGCATTTACAGGAAACGCTCTGGGCACCGGCACGGTGACTATGGCTTCGCCCAATACCAACACGGATCAAACCGTGACGCTGCCGGATCAGACCGGCACTTTGTATATCTCTGGCGGGAATATCGGGACGCCCTCTGGTGGTAACGGCTCTAACCTCACCAACCTGAACGCATCTAACCTTGCCTCCGGGACGGTGCCTGATGCGCGTTTCCCGGCTACCCTGCCGGCGGTCAGTGGCGCAAACCTCACGGCGCTTAATGCTTCCAACCTATCCACGGGCACCGTTGCCACCGCCCGGCTTGCCACTTCTGGTACTGCAAGCTCTAGCACCTACCTGCGCGGCGACCAGACTTGGGCGACGGTTTCTGGTTACACCGGCCCGCAAGGAAGGCAAGTGTTTACAAGCAGTGGAACTTTCACGGTTCCGGCTGGAATTACGTCTGTGAACGTAACCGTCATTGGCGGTGGCGGGGGTGGCGGAAACGTATCTGGAGGCAGCAGTCTTGGCGCCGGTGCGGGCGGGGGTGGTGGGGGCGGCATTACTAGGGAGTGCATTACGGGCCTCACACCCGGCGCAACAGTAACAGTAACTATCGGTGCTGGGGGCGGGGCAACGGCTGCCGGTGGGACATCATCGTTTGGCGCATATTGCTCGGCCACTGGCGGCTCCGCAGGTGCAAACAGAACTACAACGGGCGGTGGTGCTGGCGGCGCTGGCGGCTCTGGCTCTGGTGGAGACCTCAATATTACTGGCGGTAGTGGCGGGGCAGGGTCAGGAACCGCCTGGGGAACCCTATGTGGTTCTGACTACACCGGTGCAGGCGGTTCTGGAGGTGGATTTACTCCCGGAGCCGACAGTTTTACTGTACCTGCCGCCGCTGGATATGCCTATGTTGGTGTAGTTGGAACTGGGTATTTGGGTGGTTTTGGTGGAGTTGGTCGCTTAGGAACCGGCAACGGTAACGCTGCTTCAGGTTATGGGTGTGGTGGCAGTGGCGGGTCCAACGCAAACTCGAATGGTTCGCGAACTGGTGGCGCTGGTACTGGTGGCCTTGTCGTTGTGGAGTATTGAACATGAAATACGCGTTAATTTCCCCCAACGAACCCCGCGAGAATGGCTACCGCGTTGCTGAAGTCGCAGACCAGCCGTTTGAGGTCAATCCAATTTTGTTCTGGGTTGAGTGTGCTGACGATGTTGTGGCGGATGTTTATTACTACGACCCCGCCACGCAGCAGATTGTGTTGATCCCGGTACCAGAACCTGAGCCGGTCCCAGAACCCGCCGAGAATCAGCCCACTGTTGAAGGGGCACAAACGCTGTGATCATGTCCGCCGCTCCTCGCTTCACCGTCACACAAGACGGCACGACGCTGAACGTCTATCACGCCAACGTGGGCGAGGGCCTGCCGCGCCATGAACATTTGCATTCACATCTGACCATGTGCCACGCAGGTAGCTGCATCGTGCGCAAAGAGGGCCGGGAGTTGGTGATGACCAAAGACACTCAGCCTGTTAACCTCGTGGGCAGCGAGTGGCATGAGATTGAAGCGCTTGAAGACGGCACGGTGTTCGTGAACGTTTTTGCGGAAGGGAAATACTGATGAGCACGATCAACTCCAAGAACGTACAGGTCGGCACTTCGGGTACGGCAAACCAGAACTTCACGTGGTATCAACCGGCCAGCCCGGACGGCACTGTTCGCTTGGGCGTTGGTAACAGCGGGGCCACCACAGGTGATGTGGTGACGGTGAATAGCTCGGGCGTGACGGTGACTGGGTCTGTGACTGCTACGTCTCTTGCGGGTTCTGGCGCGTCGATTACTGCACTGAACGCATCGAACCTTTCAACGGGAACAATCCCCTCGGGCATTTTGGCGGTTACACAGGCCGCAAAAACAGCAAACACCACGATTGCGACCACTGCGTTTGTGGATCAGTTGCGTTCTCTTTTGACCCAGTCCACTGCCGCTGGTGGTGGCACTTTGCAGATCGGTGATCG